TGCTGCCATCGCCCATTCTCCTATGCGTTGGCACGCAGGCGATAAATCCCGCCCGCGTGCCAGAACTGGTCACGTTCTACGTTCTCTACAAATTCGAACACGGTCAGCCGGGACAGGTCATAACATGTGTAGGGCGCATCGAGCGACATGTTCGCCTGTGCCTGGTGCAGTCGTGCATAAATCAGCGCCGCCGCCGAACCCGCCGTCAAGGGCGCTTTTGCCACACATTTAATCAAAACACGGTAGTCGTACATCGCCGGGCGTGTCAGGTTCGTGTCCCCGCCGCCCCCCAGCGCCATCACCACGTAGGGTAGCGCGCTGTTCGCGGGCGCTTGCTGGGCATAAATCGCCGTGCCGCCCAGCAGCGTGATGAGACTGTTGTCCCCCGCCAGTCGCGCCCGCAGTCCCTTGTACGCCACCATCGGCTCCATTAGAAATCAAAGCCCCCTAGCAAAAATTCGTCAAAAACCCGGTCAATCTGTTTTTCGAGCCAGATTGCCATCGGGGTCATAAAAGGGCGCGCCGCCATTCGTGTGGTGCCGAACTCCAGATACAGTCCGTAATCCGCGCCCACTTCGATGCGCTTGTGAAACCGGTCCCGCCCGTCTGCCGTGGTGATGCTGTTCTTCAGGTTGCCCGTGTCAATCCCCGGCGCGCCGCCCGGCGTGGACGGGCTTCCGTCCTTGCCGAAGCTGTTCACGACATACGCCTGCCCCTCGAACGCCAGCGCCGCAATCGCGTGCGCCGCGTTGTCGGGCGTGTCCTCGCGCAGTCGGGCAAGCTGCACCTTCGTCAGCGTGAATTTGACGTTCATCAGTTCCCCAGCCTCGCGCAGCGTCCGATCTTGTACATGCCGGGATGCTGCAAATCGTGAAGCATCGTGATTTCCAGCGTGTCGCCCGTCACGACCAGTCGGTCGCCGTTCAGCACGTCCGCCGTCGTCGGCAGAAAAAACGTGAACGTCGCGCGCGTCAGTTCGCCCGCGCCTGCCACCCCCGCCGCGTCGGCGAGGTTCATCGGCTCCAGTCGCACCGCCGCCGTGCCCACCGCCGCCCAACTGCCCGACGCATACCCATAGGTGTCAGTGCCGGACGATTGGCGGTAAATCACTGCCGTGCCGGGCAGCGCCGCCGCGCCGTCGGTGCGCAGCTGCGAAATTTCCCCCGCGGTTAGCCATCCCATGACATGTCACCCCGTGTCATGGCAACCGCCCGCCCGCGCACCTTCCGGCGGTGTTCTTTCGCCGCCGCCATGTACATCGCGTAGATCTGGCTGCGGTTCAACTGCGTCGCGTCCGTCCGTACGTCGAAGCGGTCAGCCACCGAGGCCGCTTTCGCTTCCCAGACTTCTGCCGCCGAAGCGTGCAGGTCATAGGCACGGTACGTCAGGTAATACGCCGTCCCCGCCTGGTCAGCAGTAAACCGGATGTGTCCAGCGTCATAGTTCGCCGTGTAGTTCGCCGTGCCGACGCTCGACCCGTTGGCGTTTTGCACGTCCCAGGCAGTCGCCCCACTTTCGGCGGTCTCCAGCCACTTCGGTGCGTGCCGCAGATAATAGTCATAATAAACCGCCGTGCCGCCGCTGTAAGTGGTTTGCACGTCCAGCGGCGCGCGGTACACGTCCTCGCGGCTCGCGTCCAGTCGCGCCTGAAGCTGGTCGTCTGTCCACCACGTGCTTCCGCCCGACGTGTAATCTGCCGTCCCCACCGCGCACATACCGCGCAGCGTGGTAATCAGCGTCGCCATCCCCGCCCGTGCCATGATTACCAGTCCTCTCCGTCCGCCGCCGCCGTCAGCGCCCGCTCCGCCGCGCGCGCCATCACTTCCAGCGAATGCTCACGCACCACCAGTTCCCGGCACGCCTCCGGGCGAATCAGCGCTAAATCCTCGACCGCTTCGGCTGCTTCCTCTGGGCTTCTGACGACGAACCCGGTTTCACAGTGCCGGATCGTCTCGGCATGGTGCCACACCCTGTCCGACACAATCGCGGGTGTCCCCATCGCCTGCGCCTCCAGCAGCGCCCGCGACTGCCCGCGCCCACCCGTCAACAGCCCCAGCCACCCGAACGCCCGCCCGACGAAGTTGTGATAGTCCGCCCCGTCCAGTCGCGCGCGCCAGTCGGGCAGCTTGACGCCGCCCATGCTCATTTCGCCGACGAACCGCACCAGCCGCCGCTGCATGGTATGAACCATCAGCGCTTCATGCACGCCCTTCTCAGGATGAATGCGCGCCACGAATGCCAGGTAGTCGCCGCGCGCATCCCGCGGGAAAAACGGGAATTGTGCCGCGTCTATCCCCACCGGAATCCGTTTCGCGCGCGGATAATCCGCCCCGTCAGCGTCGCCCGCCGTCGCCGCGCGCGGCAGGTTCAGTCGGCATTCCCCATCGAGCACCCAGTTCACGACTTTCAGTTCCGGGTGAAACAGGGACAGTTCTTTGTAGTGGCTCAGGTCGATCGCGGCATCGAACGGTGCTGTCCACTCGCGTGCCCGCCCGCTCTCATTGTCGTGCATCACCAGCGGCACGCCGTCCGGCGATTGGCTGCCCGGTCCGGCGTAAAATGTGACGCTGTGCCCGATTTCCAGCAGTGCGCGCGCCAGGTCGAACGCTGCCCGCCCTAATCCATGGGATCCGCTGCCCCGCGTCGGCACGCGGCAGTCGCTCAGTACCGCAATATTCATGCCGCGCCTTCCTTCTTCTCAATCGCTGCCTCCGCACGCAGTTTCAGTCGTTCCGCCGTCCGTGCGTCCCGCGCCGCCGGGCTGTTGAACTCTCGCCCGCCTGCCGCCGGCGCAATCAACTGCATCCCCGCACCGCTGGCGCTCATCGCCCGCGCCCGCGCGACAATATCCAGGTCCGCCTCGGCAATCTGCTTCAGCGCCGGCAGCATGTAGGTGTCGGTGACACGCTGCACGTCGTATTGCAGCGCGAATTCCCTGGCACGTCCGCGCAGCGCCATGTCGCCGCGGTGCTCGTAGCCCCACGCCAGCCCCTTGATGATTTCACGCACCGCAGGCGCTGCCTGTTCGCTGTATTGCAGCGTGTAAATCATGTCGTCCACCGGGTCGAACGGGATTCGGTACCCCACCTCGCCGAGTTCCGTCATGGCGGTAAAATCCGTCACCACCACCGGACACCCCGCCGCCTGCGCCTCGACGATGGGCACGCCGAAGCCCTCCCCCGCGCTGGGCAGTACGTGCACGTCCGCCGCGTTGTACAGCGTGTTCAGAAATTCCTTCTGATACCGCCCGCGCTGGAACAAATACACGTCCGGAAAAACCACCTGCTTCGTCGTCAGCCCGTACGTTTCGAGCACGTTGTACAGGTCTAGCCCGCCCGTCGCCCCCAGCGGCAGCGTATGCAGGTACAGCAGACTGTCAGGACGTTCGCGCACGAACAGCGCCCACGCCTTCAGCAGTCTGTCCAGCCCCTTGCGCGTCGGAAAGCCTTTGTTTGCCGCGACACTCACCGCCAAATAGGTACTATCTGGCACGTTCAGCCGCCGCCGCGCCTCCGCACGGTCGCCCGGCGCATACCCCACCGTGTCCACCCCGTGCGGCACGTAGCCGACGTTATCCACCGCCGCGCTGCGCATCATTTTTTCGCCGAAGCGCGACATCGCCCACACGTGCCGCATGGCGCGCAGTTTTTGCGCCACCAGCGGCGGAATCGGATTGTGGTCAACAGGTGCCCACATGGTCAGGGGCACCTGCTGAATCATCTCCTCAGGGTAGACCCACGAGTCGAACAGGACGACGGTCGCGTCCGGCGTGAAATGCCGCCAATCAAACGGCAGTACATCATCGCTCCACTCGGTCAGCCCCGTGGGCAGCACCGGAATGCCGCCCGCGTTAATCACCGCCCCTTGCAGCCCGTAGTTGGCCGCAATGATGACCTCATGCCCCCTCGCCAGCAGCGCGCGCGTAAACAGGTCGGTCTGTACCCCGTAGCCACTGCCTGCCCACGGTGCGTTGCTGTGCCAGAGTATCCGCATGGTGCCTCCTAGGCGATGTAGTTGCGAGTGCTGAGCTTGATGCCGTAGTCGGCATACACCGCGCCGACGCCGTACAGGATGCTCCACGTCAGCTGCGTGTTGAGCGACCCCACGACCTGCGCAACGTCCATCCGCAGCGGACGCCGCACGTCGTACACAATGCCCGCCGGCTTGAACAG